CTGAAGTGCTCGTCAAGGAGCATGGCGCGAGCCCTCGCGTCATATACCAGGGGACTGACATCTATAACTTGCTCTTCGGAGTACAGATGTTCATTCTCACACGACGAATCAAGGAGGAACTGTCATCCACAAACCCGCTCAATACTGGGAACACTATCATCTACGCCTGTGGCATGGATGATGGGGAGATCAGTACTGTGTTTGACAGGACCAAAGGACGAGCACTAGAAAATGATCTTTCTCGTAACGACTCCACGCAGACGACGTGGATGCGCAGATATGAGGCCATGTTCTACAAGAAACTTGGAGCTACCAACTGGTGGGTAAGGGAGTTTGCAAAAACCACGTCCGTGAATATATGGACAAGGTTTGGCATAAGCGCAGTCATTGAGGGCCAGAGGTGGAGTGGGGAAGTTCCCACTACGCCTGGTAACGGCCACACCAATGCTTGCCACATACTCTCATACCTCCCCGCAGTTGGGGTGACTGAGTCAGTTTCGGTAGTATATGGGGATGACGGACTAACTATCACTAAGCAGAAGCTCGTAGATGAAGCTGCTGCTGTGATATCTGCAGTCGTCGCCGGTTCCGGAATGATCGCTAAGCCTGTTCTCCACGAAGATGTGGAAAAGGCAACATTCCTTAGGAAACGACGAGTGCTTGGCCCTAACGGGTTCAAGTCTGTCCCACAGTACGGGCGCGTGTTGGCCAAGATCAACGTTCGTGGTAATTTCAATACCGCGATTGATGACAGACAGTACATGGCTGGTAAGTATTTATCAGCCGCGTACGAACATCGGCACGCCCCTCAATTGTCAGAACGTCTCGTAAAAACGTCGGAAGCACTGTCCGACAAACCATTCCTGGATGCGCGCAACCAATCATCTGACGCATTCGGGTACTCAGCTCAACAACTCGTTGCGCTAACCAGAGAGGCTGTCGGTTTGCCCCGCAGCCATCTTGACGCACACTGCATGAAGGTATATGGAGTCAACTATGATGACGTCATACGTGAGTATGACATATTTGGCTCCTCCGCAACCGCTTGGGCTAACAGCAATGTTACCCTAGTGAAGGGCAAACCAACCACCGTCAAGAAACCATACTGTCCCCCTCTCAGGAATTCAGTAACTCTGGCTGCGCTCACTGACATCGATTGTTAAGCACAACGATTGGCACTTGGTGATTGTTAATAAGACAAG